AGTTTATGTTGGTCAAAAACGAAATGCAGGAACAACAAGAACAAGTGAACATACAACTGAAGATCTTAATTATTGGCAATTTTATCATGATAATGTTCAAAGTACACCAGGTGTACAAAGTTTAATTATAACTCCGACAACTTTTAACAGTATTCAAATATCCGGTGTTCACATATTGTATAATACTTTAATTTTTTCTACAGCATTTCAATTAAAAAATATTGGTAGATATTTTGTTCATAATGGATGGATAGTACATTATGTTAATGCAGATAGTAGTACATATACCTCATCTACTATACCATCAGATAGAGATACTGAAATCACTAACAACACTGCATTACCAACAGATACATGGATGAATTATACTAATACAAATATAAAAAGAACATTATCCACAACTGCTATTGTAACAAGTGTTAATGTTACTGTTCAATGTAGAAATGCTAAAGGTACAACAAGTTCAACAATCACTTCTAATACTATAGATATTTTATATGATTATAGTACGTATGAAAATATAAATAATTATAGTGCATCAACTATGCCATCTTGTGGCGGTGAAACATCTGCAGATTATACAACCGGTCTTAGACTTATATCGCCTGCGCCTACTAGTGGTCATGTATATACAGCAAATCCAGCTTCTTCTATAAAAGATGCGTCATATAATCACGCAACAGATATTTCTACTACATATGATTTACAAATATTTAGAGGTCGTTATAGAACAAAAGGTACCAATACAGATGGTTATTTAAATTATAATTCTTATATATACGATACTTCAGATGCTTCAAATAATGTGGATTATTCTTCTATAGCCGCATCAGGACATAGATATGCAGATTTCGTTTGGAAAGTATCAAATCGACAAAATAGTAATTATACAACTTTACAAATGCGAGGAAAGCATGTAACTACTCCATACGGAGGTGAAAATGCTGTTAGAACTAGTAATCCCACTTATAAAATTGGTAATGGTGGACCTGATGTTAAATTTTATTATAGGGTAGAAGATTTATCAAATCCAGTTTTTAATGATACAAATAAAAATACAGGTTGGGTTGATATATTACAAGTAAGTAATGGAATTAGTGGACAAAATTATTATACTACTGATTCAATATTAGGTGGTGCAAATAGTCCCGCTAGTAATAATTATTGGGACTCAGAAGATTTGGTTTTAACTGGACTTTTACCAAGTTTTACACATACTAGTTCTAATGAAATGTATATACATGTTCGTATTGCTGCTCCTATGGACGCAAATTTTGAATTTAGAAATATACAATTAAAATTAAGCTAACTATATTATAAATTATATTAGAGTTATAATATATAATGTCATACATTCCTGCAGATGGAACGTTTAACGATTTAATTATTAAAAAATTACAAGGTAAACCATTTACAACTACAGCACAGTCCGGTGCTTTAGAAGCTCCAGGTTCTACATTTAATAAAGTGTTTAATAATAATATTTATGCTGAAGATATTCCTATTTCTTATTATGATGTTGACGACGATCAAAGTGTAACTTTAATTGATAGTAACGGTAGATATTTATATGATGTATATGATACAGACCAAACTTTTATTAAATATTATAAAAGAGTAAGGTTGGGTTCATCTAGTGTTGTACCTGGACAAGCATTTAAATTTATTGGAAATGATGAAGACCCTACTACTTATCCTACAAATATTTTGTTAAATGGAATAGCTAGTTATGGTAATTATACTATTACTATAGAAGAAAGCAGTAATGGAGTAGATTTTTCACCTATATCATCTTCCAATTCATCCAAAGCATGGTGGTATGATCCAGCATCAGGTTATGTAACATTTTTTGTAAAACAAGACTATGTTGCAAGTAATGATAATGCAGGTAGTTTTAAACCATATATTACTTTTTGGAGATATGAAGGAGATATGGGAATAAAATTAAACAATATAGATGGAGATTTAGCAGTAACCGGCAATGTAGGTATCGGGACTGACAGTCCTGATAATATACTGCATGTTCGTGGTAATGGTCCACAATTATTATTAGAAGGAAGCGGGTCAGAAGTAACTGCAATATTACGTTTTAGTAAGGGTCCTAATAATATTGGTAAATGGCATGAAATAGTAAATGAATTCAACGATTTTGATGGCAGTTTAAATAAAATGCATTTTAGAGTAAATAATGGTGGTGGGACCAATTCAGCTCTATCAACAAGGATGATAATAAATGGCGATGGTAATGTTGGTATCGGGACAACGAGTCCAGAGTTTCCACTGCATGTTGTTGGTTCGAATAGTTTTCCGTTTCAGGATGGTCATGCTAGTGATATGACATGGTTTAATTACAGAGCCACCTACGCGCTTAGGTATAACAACTTGGGCACCAGTCACCCTGCATATAATTCTGAGTTTGTCCCTTTAAGCGATATTTCCATCAAAGCAACCGCGGGTATATGGACAAATCAAACATTCTTATCTACATCTGATAAACGTATTAAGAAAAATATTACAGACATTCAGGATGACACATCATTAGAAAAACTTCGTTTGCTAAAACCCAGTTATTATGAATATATTGATAATATTACGAGGACATCATCTATTGTTGAGGGGTTCATCGCACAAGAAGTAAAGGAAGTATTACCATATGCCGTAAAAATACAAGAAGATTATATACCTAATATTTATTGTTTTGGAAATTACGATTCAAATACCAACGTTATAACTTTAATAGACTGTAGTTTGAATACATCAGAGTTTGAAAAAGATGCATCCGATAATTATTTTGCCGCAATTAAGGTGTACGATCCGTCAAATAATGAAACTATTATACAAATGACTGATATATTGAATGAAACTCAATTTAAAATAGAAATACCCGATAATTTAATAGATGAAATATTCGTATATGGTCAAAAGGTAAACAATTTAAATGTTTTATCGAAAGATTCCATTTTCACAGTAGCCACATCGGCTCTTCAAGAAGTGGACCGTCAATTACAAGCTGAAAAAACAAAAGTTGCGAATTTGGAAACCCAATTAGCAGATGTTCTCAATCGTCTATCTATATTAGAAAATAATCAAACATAACTTATAGAAGCATGCGTATCAGATATATTTTGAACGTTTTGATTTACCATATTTGATATTTTCAATAATCTATTTGTTGTTCCTGTATCTAGTAATGTTGTCCAAATTCCTAGCGGAATAGCATTATTTGTTGTTCCATACAAAAATATTTCTTTTCTGTTTTCCATATTTATTAATGGTTCATTCCAACTACTTATATTACTCACTATATTAAAACTTTCATCAAATGGTTCTTCATAATGTAACTTAATACTACATAATTTTTGAGAACTTGATATTATTTGTATTAATCCTTCATTTTGTTTTACTTCAACAATCGGTGAAGATGTATATATTTTAATATTTCGCAATAAAATAGTTTTAAAATTGATATTTGTTACATCACTTACTCTTATCAATATTGCAGTCGTTGTTAATAATTCGTTCCATACTATTGGTGACAAAACATGAGCGGTTGAACAATATAAAAATAATTCTTTTTTATTATTAGTGTTTATTATTGATTTCCAATTTGGTATATTAAAAGTATAACCAGTTGCAACTAAATCTTCATTAAATTGTAATTTAACTGATGTTAAATTATTATTCAAAGCAGTTCTAAATTTGATTTTTCCATTTTCTTGTTTAAATTCTATTAAAAATACTTCTTCATTTGCTAATATATTATTTGAACCATTCACATTTGATTTTAAATTTAATATTTGATTTAAACTTCCATCAACAACATTTGATACATTCAATAAAGTACTTGAAATATTCAATGACAATAAATTTACCCAACTATTTGAACTTATTTTATTTTCGACACTTCCATACAAAATAATTTCTTTGTTATTATTTTTATTTAAAACATAATTCCAATTACTAGGAATATTTGGAGAACTTAGGATAATTGGAGTATCGAAATTTAACTTAATACATGTTAATTCTTTGTTATATGTTTTATATTGAACATGTGATCCATTTTTTCTAAAATCATAAAATATCTTTTGATTTATTAATTCATTTACTATTATTGCAGATGTATTATTCAGAGGTTCTCCATTTGCATCTGCCATTTCACTAACACTCAACACATTTTGATTTATACCGATCAGTGTATCCCACAATGATGAACTAATTGCATATTCTCGAGAACCATACAAAAATAATTCTGTATTTGATTTTGTATTTATTGCATAACTCCAATTTGCAGGTATATAAGAAATATTATTTATATCTATAGAACTATCTAAATGCAATTTTATACAACATAATAATAGAGAACCTTGAGTTCTATATTTTATTGAAGAACTATCATTAAAAATTTCTATTTTTTTTGTTTTATTAAATCCAAACGAACTACTCATATATATTAATAAATATTAATTTATTAATATTTTTTTAATTAACATTATATATACTTGCACCATTTACAATAATGTTCTCTCGTGGTATTAATTGAGCATTGTGGTTTACTACATCACTCGCATTTGTCAAAATATAACTTTGATAACTTGTTCCAATATCGAATAATGCGGTCCATGATGAGGCATTTATAGATGGTATTCCAAACAATATGAAGTCTTTTTTATTTGCACTTTTGATTATATTCCAACCCGCAGGTAAAAATGAATTATTAATAATATATCCATCTGGAAATTCATTGTCAAACATTAATTTAACACATGTTAAATACGCACCATTTGTTTGATATTGTATAATATATGGCATTGTTGGATTTTGTCGGAATTTAACGGCGGCTTGAGGTTGCTTATTCAATGAAACCCCATTTAACAAAATACTACTTTGCGATATGTTATTAGAACTATCGTCGAGAACCTGAGATAAATTAATAATTGTATTATTGTATGTTTGTGATATAATATTGAAAAAGTCATTTGTATTAATTGAACTAATTGGTTCACTTCCTGTTATCAATATATCATTGTTATTTATTGTTGTATTCCAAGATTGAATAAGATTAACTGGACTTACTAAATCGTTCTCATAATGCACCTGAATAGAATTAATATTTGTATTATTTGTTTTACACATTGTAATGTTATTATTTTGTTGAATTTCAATTAAATTATTTATATTAATATTTGAATTATTGTAATCCATTTTTGATTTATTTATTGTTATATTTGAAGGAAATACATCATTACTATTATTATCAATCATATCACTTATAAAAATCAATTCATTTTGTACATTATTTATTTTTAATAAATTTGTATTGTAAACATTGTTTTTTATTGTTAACGTAATAATATTATTATCCAATACATAATCATAATTACTATTTACAACAAAATCGGTTAATGCATCACGAAAATGCAATTTTAATGTAAATATTCTTAATCCTGTTCTCGAAAGATAAAATATTTCACCTAATCTTTGAGAACTTATATTAAAATAATTGGGTACTTCATGAATATATACATTCGAAAAATATAATTCGATATTGCTTCCATTGTATATTTCTTCACAATGTATTAATTCAATACTATCGTTTATTGTGATTAATGTTGTCCAATCATCATTATAATTTGTATCTGGAATATTTTTTTGTAATTGTACTTGATTGTTTATTATTGTACTATTCCAACTATTGTCTTCTACATAATTATTTACATTTCCACTAAAATATAAAGTTATTTTAGATAGTCCCAACCCATATTTGGTTTTATATTGAATTTTATTATTAGAAGTTCGTATTTGTGCTAAAAAATTTGGAAATACAGAATACATATTATCATCAATAATAATTTTAGATAAATCCATAGAACTGGCCGTGTCATCAATTAAATCTATTATTTCTATTATTACATTTTCTTCTTGTTGTTTAAACAAAAACAACCAATCACTATTTGGATTTGCATTATTTGGATGTCTATAAAATAATGCTTCTCTAGTATCATTTATATTCAATAAGTGGTTCCAAGATGGGTTAAAAGTTGGATTTATAATGGGATTTAAATATTTTACTTTTATTAAAGAAAAATTAGTATCAGGATCAGTCCTATAATATAAAAAATTATCCTCATGTTTAAATTGTATTGTATTTTCACGTTGGAAATTTGAATTATCTATTGCTTCAACCTCCATATTTTCATAATTTTCATCAATTTGTAAAGTATTGTCATCCATAATTCCTCGAATAATATCCCTAATATCATATTTTTTTTGTAAAGCAAATAAAGTAATTGTATTTATAATAATAGTAGTATCAAATAAGTTACCGGCTTGTTCTATAGTTATATTTAATGTTAATGATGGTACGTTTAAAGATAAATCAATTAAATCAGTTGATATATTTAAATTAGTTGAAATAAAATTAACAACATCATTAATAATTGCATTCTGATTGGTAGTATTTACATTTGATAATGAAAAATCCACATCATTATCTTTAATAATATGATAACCAAAAGTAATAAATGTTACAAAAACTGGCGGACCGGGTGCTTTCGGATATAAATTGTCAGGATTGAATGTTTGTAATAAATTTGGAAATGTTACTCCATATGGAGGAAAAATGTGAATTTCTGCATCATAAAAGTCATCATTCAAATTAGGCGGTTGGCGAATTCCATCAGGTGGATATTCATAAGATGAGTTAAATGTACTTTCATTTAAATCTGGCGGTTGACTAATTTCTTTTGGTGGAAAAGTATGTACTTGTGGATCATAAAAATCATCGTTTAAATCGGGTGGTGTAAAACCTACTGGAGGATAACTATAAGATGCATCGTAAAAATCATCATTTATATTAGGAGGCTGACTGATTTCTTTTGGTGGAAAAGTATGTACTTGTGGATCATAAAAATCATCGTTTAAATCGGGTGGTGTAAAACCTACTGGAGGATAACTATAAGTTTCATCATATGTACTAATAGTAATATCAGGCGGACCTAAATTCACTTCAGGAAACTCTGCATTTTTATTAAATGTTTTATTTAAATCAGGTGGACCAACATATATTGGTGGATAAATATACGTTTCATCATATAAACTTTGGGTTAAATCCGGTGGAGCCATTCCATGTGGTGGAAAAGTATGTACAAAATCATCATAAAAATCTTGTGTTAAATCTGGAGCTCCTACCTCAGGAGGATAAACATGTAATGGATTTGAATAATATTTTGTAATATCTGGAAAACTCATTTCATTTGGCGGAAAGGTATGCACATTTGGATCATAAAAATCTAAAGTGAGGTCAGGTTGTGCTAGACCATGAGGAGGAAAAGTATGCACATCTGCATCATAAAAATCTAAATTTAGGTCAGGTGGTGCTAGACCATGAGGAGGAAAAGTATGCACGCCCGCATCATAAAAATCTAAAGTGAGGTCAGGTTGTGCTAGACCATGAGGAGGAAAAGTATGCACGCCCGCATCATAAAAATTTAAATTGAGGTCAGGTGGTGCTAGACCACGAGGAGGAAAAGTATGCACGCCCGCATCATAAAAATCTAAATTAAAATCTGGAATACCCATAATAAATTCAGGGAAAGTATGAATATTTGGATCATAATAATCCAAATCTAGATCAGGTACACTCATAATAAAGTCAGGGAAAGTATGAATATTTGGATCGTGAAAATTGAGATTTAAATCGGGTGGACCAACATTAAACATAGGATATTCATATAAAGCATCATAAAAATTGGCATTTAAATCAGGAGGACCAGCATATGGAGGATATAATTGCGTATCAATAATAACATCTTCTATAATAACTAAATCGTCCAAATAAATTAAACAAATATCACATCGTTCCGCCAAATTAAAAAATATACCACTATTGTTTGTTATACCACCACTTACACTATTGTCTATTGTTGCTTTTGAGTTACGCCTTATATAATCAGCATATCTCATTTTTTCACTCATTTTATTAGTGGAAAAATTAAATTTTTTATCAGTATAATTAAAATTTGAAGTATTTGAAAACATTCTATTCATTTTATATAGTCTATAAAAATTGAATAGATAAATATTTAAAAGTTTGAATATATAAAATCTATATTATGTCTAATACTTCTCTTGCAAAACAGTACCAGCGTAAAACCGATAAGCAGCATATTTTGGATAATCCAGATACATATATTGGATCTGTTGAAAATGTTGACTCATCTATGTGGGTATACGACGAACAACAAAAAAAAATTGTATACAAAACAATTGAATATATCCCTGGATTATATAAATTGTTTGATGAAGGTATTGTAAATTGTAGAGATCATGTAATCAGAATGATACAATCACCATTATTAGATAAAAAATTCGTATCATCTATTGAAATTCAAGTACAAGACGATGGTACTATTATAATGGAAAATGATGGTAATGGTATAGATGTTGCAAAACATCCTGAATATGATTTATGGATACCTGAAATGATTTTTGGTCATTTGAGAACATCGACAAATTATAATAAAGAAGAAAAAAAAATTGTTGGTGGTAAGAACGGATTTGGTTTTAAATTGGTTCTAATATGGTCAACATATGGAAAAATTGAAACAATTGATCATGTTCGTGGTTTAAAATATGTTCAAGAATTCAAAGATAATCTAAATGAAATATGTGAACCCACTATTACAAAAGTAAAATCGGGAAAACCTTATACAAAAATCACATTTAAACCAGACTATAATCGTTTTAATAGTCCTACTGGTATTACTTCAGATATGTTTGCATTATTGAAAAAGCGTACATTTGATGTTGCTGCTGTAACGGACCATTCAATTAAAAAAATAAAAGTCAAATTTAATGATGAATTCGCGCCAATTAAAAATTTTCAACAATATATTGATATGTATATTGGTGCTAAAGATAAAGGAGGAGTAAGAGTATATGAGAACCCAGATGAACGTTGGGAATACGCAGTTGGTCTTTCGCCAAATCATGAATTTATGTCTGTTTCATTCATAAATGGAATTTGTACATTTAAAGGTGGAAAGCATGTAGACCATATTATTAGTCAAGTAACTAGAAAATTACAAGAATATATTGAAAAAAAGAAAAAAGTAAAAGTAAATTTGACATCTATTAAAGAACAGTTAATATTGTTTTTGCGCTGTGACGTTGAAAATCCAGCGTTCGATAGTCAAACAAAAGATTATTTGAATACTCCTTATTCCAAATTTGGTTCAATATGTAATGTTAGTGATGGTTTTATAGAAAAAGTTGCTAAAATGGGTGTAATGGATTTGGCTTGTTCTATTACAGAAGCAAAAGAAAGTAAAGTTGCTGCTAAAAAAACAGATGGCTCAAAAACTAAATCAATTCGTGGTATTAACAACTTTATAGATGCCAATTTTAGTGGTACAGAGAAATCTAATCAATGTATATTAATTCTTTGTGAGGGATTAAGTGCATTATCTGGTATTGTTTCTGGATTATCTAGTGACGATCGTAATATTATTGGAATTTATCCATTAAAAGGTAAGTTATTAAATGTAAGAGGTGAAACGATTGGTAAGATTAGTGCAAATAAAGAAATTACCGATTTAAAAAAGATACTTGGTTTAGAAAACGGGAAAAATTATGAAACTATGAAAGATGTAGAAAAATATTTACGTTATGGAAAAATTATGATACTTTGCGATCAAGATATGGATGGTTCACATATCAAAGGTTTATGTATTAATTTGTTTCATAGTGAATGGTCGTCATTGATTAAAATTCCAGGGTTTTTATCTTTTATGAATACTCCTATTCTTAGAGCAAAGAAACACAGTGAAACTCATATGTTTTATAATGATGGAGAATATAATGATTGGAAAGAACAACTAAACAATGATATTCATGGATGGAATATCAAATATTTTAAGGGATTGGGTACTTCAACATCAAAAGAATTCAAAGAATATTTTGCAAATAAAAAAGTGGTTGATTTTGTGTATAATGGTCCGAATAGTGATGATACGATTGATAAGATATTCAATAAAAAAAGGACGGATGATAGAAAAACATGGTTAGAGGCATATGATAAAAATTTATATTTAGATACTACACGACAAAACGTTCAATACGAAGAGTTTATAAACAATGAACTTATACATTTTAGTACTTACGATTGTGCACGTTCTATTCCTAACATGGTAGATGGATTGAAAATTTCACTTCGTAAAATATTGTATTCTGCTTTTAAACGTAAATTGACTTCAGAAATAAAAGTTGCCCAATTCTCGGGATATGTTTCTGAGCATTCTGCTTATCATCATGGTGAAGCATCCTTAAATGGTGCGATTGTAAACATGGCACAAGATTATGTTGGATCAAATAACATTAATTTACTCTTACCAAATGGTCAATTTGGTACACGTCTTCAAGGAGGAGATGATTCAGCAAGTGAAAGATATATATTTACACAATTAAATCCGTTAACTCGATATATTTTCCCAGAGTTGGATGATCATGTATTGAATTATTTGGACGATGATGGTACAATGGTTGAGCCTGAATATTATGTTCCTATTATACCATTTTCACTAATTAATGGTATTTCAGGAATAGGTACTGGGTTCTCGTGTAATATACCTGCATTCAATCCAATGGATTTTGTGAAATATCTAAAACAGAAATTATATACATTTATTAGTCCTCAATACAGTAATATGGAGAACATGCAAAATTATGAATTTACTCCTTATTATGAGGGTTTTAAGGGAACTATAAACAAAATAGAAGAATATAAATATTTAATAAAAGGATGTTATGAAAAGTTAGACAATGACCGTATTCGAATTGTTGAATTACCTGTTGGAACATGGACCATGCCATATATTGCATTTTTAGAATCATTAATGGACAGCACAGACAAAAATGGAAAAAAGCAAATACCATCTATTAAAGATTTCACATCATTATCAACAGAGGTCAGTGTAGATATAACGATTGTATTTCCAAAAGGGAGATTAGACGAATTAATCAGTCACAAAGATGCTTTGGGGATTGATGGTCTCGAAAAATTGTTGAAATTAACTACATCAATATCAACCAGCAATATGCATATGTTTGATGCAAATCGTAGATTACATAAATACAAAAATGTACAAGAAATCATAGAACAATTTTATTTAGTTCGTATAGAATTATATGAAACCCGTAAAGCATTTATGGTTGATCAATTGCAACATAAACTAATTAAACTTTCAAATAAGGCAAAATATATTGAAGAAACATTGCACGGAAGAGTAGATCTGCGTAAAAAGAGAGCTGATCAAGTGGAAGAATTAATGAAGCATAATAACTTTGATAAAATAGATGGTGATTTCAAATATTTGATTAAGATGCCTATGGATTCAGTAACTGAAGAAAATGTTAAGCATATTATGAAAGAAAAAGATGATGCAAAACAGGAATTAGATGTATTGATGAACACAACAATATATCAAATGTGGTTACATGAATTGGAAGTATTTACAAAGCATTATGAACAATTCAAAAAGAAACGTGAAGATCTTCAAACTGGAGTAACAAAAATAGTTAAAAAGAAATCCAAAAAGTAAATATTCATATACAATAATTTCATAAACCCATCTAGTAAAAACAAAAATATTATTTATTTTATATAATATTTTTTTATGTAATATAATAAAGTAAATTAGTCATATTCTATACCATTGTATATATGAAAATTGCGCCACAAATAATCACTAAATGTAATAATTAAAAATAAATAATATTTATTCATCCCGCATTTTCTCAAAATGTAACATAACATACTCATAGGTATAATTAAAATATTTTTTTGTTCTAAATACCACATGTAATATACCAATAATAATTCAACATTATAAACAATATTCCAAATTGATTGATTTATAATATTTTCCTTTATTAGTGTCATCCCGAATGCAGATGTTTGAATTACAGGTAATGTTGTAAATGTCAATATTGACGAATAATTTTCTTGAAAAAAACCACCACAAATTAATGTTGCACTAAATTGACTTGTACTATAGAAAACAGAATTAAAATTTTCATAATAACCCGAACATACTTTATTATGGTTTCCACGAACGTTTGTAATATTATCATTTCCTAATAGAAATGTTGCCGCATCTGCAAAAAACATTGTTAGAAATATAAAACAACCTCTGTAATTAGGTATTAAAATCGATAAACAAGATCTATATGCAAAAATCATTGAATGTAATCGAAATTCTTCCCAAATAAACATGGTTGTTCCTTCAGACAAAACGCGCGATGACATAACCCTGAAAATAAATGATGTTAAATGTAATGTAAAATGTGGAAACATATTAAAAATATTTAAATCCATAATACCATAAGAATAGTATAAATAAAATTGATAGAAAAAATTGCATAAAACATATACTCCAGATATTTTGTGTAAATAATAAGGATCTTTATAAGTTACTAATTCCGATAATCCCATTAAAATATATACAAAAATATTTTTATATTATTTACTATATTTTCTTAATTCGTTTTGTTTTCCTCAACGTTTTTGGTTTTCTTCTTTTATTTATTTTTGATCTTTTTCTTATTTTTCTTCCTCCTGTATATGTTTCTAAAACATGCAAATTTTGAATATTGGGTATTCGTTGATAAATCGCTTCGTATTTACCAAGAACACCACCATACACTAGATTTTGTATACTCAACCGAGGATCTAATTCTTGCAATAATGGTATCCAAATATTCAAGTTTTTTAAAATATAATGATTTGTAATATTTAATAAACTAGAATTATTTGTTACAATAATAACTTGAATATTTTTATCTAATAACTCACTTATTAAATCCTTTATTTTTTGTAATCGATTGTTTTCGTTATCTAATAAATAACTTACCATGTCTTCTGCAAATGATTTCTTTAATGTAAAAGAATTCCTTCTATTAAAACTAACTATATCAAAAGGAAATATATCTCCATCAAATGTATAAAATCCTTCCCACATACTTAATGTTCGATCCCAATCAAATAATACATAACGCTCTTCATACATTCCATTTGTAATATGTGCCCACTTTTTAATATAGTTAATATGCGTATCATTCAATGCCTCCGATGGAGATGTATCATTTTTTAATGCTTCTTCAATATCAATCTTACCTTTTAACCATTTTATATAATTATTTGAGTTATTTGATTTATATGCATTATTATATAATTCTACTGCGTTTATTGGTATTTCCTCAACATGTATACATTCAATTGGTAAATTATTATCTTTTATTTCTCGAAAATTATTTGGATCATTATCAAAAAATAATATTGGCTTTGGATAAAAATTCATATTAATAAATTCACTCATTTTATATATAATAAGAATTTTTATAAATACATTTTTAAAACAATTTAAAAAATATTTTATATATCTTTATAACAGGGGGGTAAAATTGTATTATACACTTCTTTATAGAACATCATAATGGGATACGATTATAATACATCTACGCGCAAAGGAAAGGAAAAGAACATGAAGAAAGATAAATCTGGTTACAAGTATTCGCAAAAGCGAATTCGTCAATTTGAACAACTTCATGATAAGCAAAAACAACGTGAACAAAACAACAAAAATATACCTAGTTAGCTCAGTTGGTAGAGCGCCAGCCTTTTAAGCTGGTGGTCGTGGGTTCGAGCCCCACATTGGGTACCTTAAGCATCGATGGCCGAGTGGTCCAAGGCGCCGCACTTAAGATGCGGTCTCGTAAGAGGCGAGGGTTCGAACCCCTCTCGATGCACATTTTTTATAAAAAATTGAATCATTTTTATAAAATATTTAAAGAGTATAAAATATTATTTATTAATATGAATTTAACTGAGATTGACAAATTAATTGAAACTTTTAGAATGTATATTCCACAAGGAAATACAAAAAAAGTAATTCTAAAGATATCTTTAATTATTCATAATTATCTTACGAATTTTAAAAATACAGATAATTTAACATATGATTTTTCTATTTTCGATGATAATTTTTACGGTTCTATTTGTGATACATGGATAGAAGAAATTGTATTATATACAATAGATGAGCCACGTGAAGGATTTGAGGAATTATTCAAGGATTTCAGACTTGCTTCTCATCGTAGTATTGCAGAGAGTTTTACAGAAAATAAGAAATATGAAATATATCAATAATTAATTTAATATAACATTTTTATCATTTAAAAATATTAATATTTATATTATATGGAAAAATTATCTAAAAAAAAAGAAAAAGAATATATTTTATGGAAAGAAACTATTGAAAATTGTACATGTGATTTTATAAACGAAAAGGATTATGATATATTTATGAAAATATACGAAGAAGAAATAAATATGTGCAAAGAAACACCAAAAGATGTTGAAAAAATAAATATATGTAAAGAAAAACCAAAAGATGTTGAAAAAATAAATATATGTAAAGAAAAACCGAAAGATGTTGAAGAAATAGATATATGTAAAGAAACACCAAAAGATGTTGAAAAAATAAATATATGTAAAGAAACACCAAAAGATGTTGAAGAAATAGATATATGTAAAGAAACGCCAAAAGATGTTGAAGAAATAGATATATGTAAAGAAACGCCAAAAGATGTAGATAAGATTTTTTATTTTACAATATTTACTTTTTTTATTTGTGGTTTTTGTTTTTTTAATTTTGTAAATATTTTAATTTATTTTACTGGAATATAAAAATTGATTTTTGATTTTTTTATTTAAACAAATCATAAAAAATTCAATATGTTTGAAAGAAAAGATTATTCGTCCAATATATTTAATAAAACATTCCCTTATTTTTGGTCTTTTGTAAAGCCTCATATGTATGGACCATTTGTTATGGATTTTGATATGGATAAATTTAAGTATATTGGTGAAATTATATCGAAATATATTGCCAATTTTAGTTTTAGCGAATTAAAAACAATAGATGCATATTTAGTTGATTTGAATGGTTATTTATCTGGAATAAATGAAGAAGGATTTAATGAAGTTTTACATTTATGTTGGCATTTTGAAGACGAACTTAAAAATATAAAACAATTAAATAATAATATAATAACAGAATTGTTACCTAAAATAAGTAAACAGTTTATATATAAATCAAACGATACCAGTTCAAAATTAGGAATAAATGTAATTACTAATCCATGGAAATATAGATTTTCTATAGATATACAAAATTATGATAACAACGGTGATTTTGAAGAAACCGATATTTATTATGTAATTAGTGAATTGCATAGAGAAAAACGAGCATATCATTATTATTTGATGATATATGTATTTGATTTAACTTTAAGAATGCAAAAAATCAAAAGTGAAATTATAAAATATGAACTAGCATGTTATAAAAAAGTGCAGTCAATGCCACTTAATTTTATAATTAATGAATTATTATTAGAATATAAAAAATTAAACGAAGAGTTTATTATTTATAATAAAAAATTGACGTGTGATAATTATTGGACGGATTCTATTTTATTATATCCAAATAATATTAATATATTAAACCATTATTATGATATTGGTTTTAATTGGGATAAAAAAAAATTTACTTCAGTTTTACAAGAAAATAAATAAAGTTTCGTGTTTTATAAAACAAAAATTGAATATTCAAAAAATTTTTTAAATAAATTATAAAATTTTTTATTATGGATAAGTTAACTATTAGCAACGTTTTGATATTTTACGAAAATAAGAAAACAATTCCTGAGATATACATACCATTGATAATGAAATGGAAAGCCATTAAAAGTAAAGGGACGGAGAATACTTATTATATATTGGGCGAATTTCCTATTACATTAGATACAGTTATAAATGCAGATATTTTACAAAAATCTCAAAACCAATTCATTGAAAATAGAGAAAATAATAAAATCACAACAGATATTTTACAAAATAATATTGATGAATATACTCGTTTTATAACTATTATGAATTCACTAAATAATGAAAAACAAAATTTTAATTTAAATGATAACAACGTGTTATCACGCGAACTTCGTCAAGCATTAGGAACAACCGTTCATTTCAATTTACCAGATTATGAAAAAGAAGAAACTATTACTACATGTTGTCCAATGTGGACATCTAATTATAATGATAATAATTCATCTATTTCAGGAGCAGGAAGAGAATATATATATTATAATGGTATGGATGAGAATAATAAAAAAGCAATGGACGTAGTAGCAACCGATGGTTGGGAATCAGCAATTAAACATATGATGACCGGTTCGGATGGAAAACCTAGAAGTTACGCTGAAATGAGGCAAATGTATGGCTAAAATATAACTGCGATTTACCATATTACACAGACATTAATTTTACTAATATTCATATATCAAATATATATGAATGTTTTTTTATTTATACCAGTGAAGATTTAAAATGGAACGCCTCCGGCGTTCTGGATTTTAATTCGTTACTGGTATCTGACCCTTAAACGATTGAAAATGTTCCATTTTAAATCTTCAAGGGTTTAAATATTTGCATTTAATTTTTTAGGAAGTCCATGACCAAAAAGGATCATGTAAATTAATGCCACTGCTGCAATTAACACGCTTCTGTTTTCAGCCAATGGTGTAGATTGTTTCAATACATAAATCATAAGCACATACAAGACAACTCCAATAATAGCAGCATGTAATAAATGAGTTAAACCACGTTCCATGATTATATATATCTAAAACATTTTATTTTCTGCGAGTTTTTCTTTTATATTTACAATGTTGTTTTTGTGAAAATCCTTTGGGTTTTTTACAATTAATAGTTTTTTTGTATTTTTTTGACCATTTACGTTTTCTTGTATTTTTTTTTCCTCCAGGTGTTCCGTTACCAGATGTTCCGTTACCAGATGTTCCGTTATTATTACGTCTCGATCGTATTGGTTCATCCGGTTCAAAATCATCCCTGCTTCCCCAAGAATTGTTTTCAAGCGAAAATCTGTCTGGGAAGCGGAGATTGCGGAAATTGAGGTTACGTTGGTGTGCGTGACGGGCAGCCGTCTGAGCTGCCGTCTCGGGATCATTCGGTATCCGGGTTCCACGTCTGGTAGAATTAGGAAATTGCAGGTTCGGGTTGTGTATATAACTAGTATTTATATTATGGTTTGGAGTGGCAACAATGACATCGTGTATCTCATCATCACTATTCACCTCTATATAAGGAACATCATCTTCACTGTATACACTACCCGGTCTTCGATCTAATACATTATTAAACATTGAAGTGTGACGAGTAACATTTCCCTCGGTAAGACCGAGTGTTTCTCGCCTTTGGTGTTGTTGTCTTAGTTGGTCTAAAGATGCAGGTCTGAAGTCACCCAAAGTTGCTGCTGCTGCATAATGATCATCCATATTTGAGTTATTAAACGGCGGTGTGCGTATTGTTACATTTGGATTATTTTCACGAGCATATTGCATGACTTCCTGACTATACCCACATGTCCTTCCACTAGGACATCTAACTTCAGTTCTTCTTCCTATATTTGTTTGATACATTCCCATAAAGCATGATGCATGCATTGGATGATGATTATTACAAAAAATTAATTTTTCAAATGGATATAATGGGTTAAGACATACAGCACACATATTTTCACTTTTAGTATTTTCATCTATTGTGTGCATCACTAGTTTTTTGGTCTCTTGGGGCATGCGTTCTATTTCTTCTGCTCTTTTTTTTAATAAATCGTTTTCTTGTTTTTTTTGAGATTTGGTCAACGTATTTTTTTTTATTTTTTCTTGATTTTCCTTTTCTGATTTTTCTAAATCTGCTAGTTGTTTTTGTAGTTTTTCTTTTTGAGCTTTTATTCCTGATATCTCCAATTCCGCATCATCTTTATTTCTTTTTTTTTCTAAATGTTCTTTTTGAAATTTACTTACTTCTGCAAAACTACCTTTTGGATCTTTACATAATCCACTTAAACATATTAAGTCATCTTTACACTCGTCATCTTCAATACACCTTTCGTTCTCTACTTTTGACATTTCTATAATTATATATTAATTATAGAAATTAATTATTTTCTGATTGACTTAGTTTTTTTCAACTTTCTTCCTTTTTTCGCGTTTCTCGACTTCTTTCTTCTTGTTTTTATGTAATTCTTTCTTCTTGTTTTTATGTAATTCTTTCTTCTTGTTTTTCTTTTACCACCAAGATTAGGGTCAGGATAAGGGTTAAATTCTCCCCGCCAGCCCTGATCTTGTGAATCCCATACAAATCCAATAATTTGATTACCGTCAACTAACACATATGGATTAGTGATACTTGGCGGACCTGATGTCTGTTCTAGCTGGCGGCGCTGATCCCCCGTAATAGTTTGGTTGTTAGCTAATAACTCGTATGGGGTTTCCATTTCCATGGCATCAGGAGTATTCGGATTATTTTGATAATCTGCTGGATCGATACCACCAAAATGAGGCATTTGTCTTTCATCATTTCTAAAAACGACTGCTGGATTGATATTATCAAGCTGTTGTTGCTGTTGTTGCGGTTGCCGTTCTTCCAGTAGTTGTCTCGGTCCACCTAATCTCCTGCGTATTTCTATAAGAGATCTACGTATAGAGTCTGGACTATCACCTGAATAAATGCGTGTTCGCTGGTCTCGATCCCTCCGCCTATTTCTAGGGTGCGACCCGATATTGAAGGCGTATTGCGATTGTTGCG